TCATTCTTCCAGACGGAAGGATGGGGCATTTTTTATTTTTACATACACGAAAAAGCCTACCGTGAACCGCCCCAAGATTAGTAGACATGCCTTGTGCCACTCTGCCCAAGTGTGGAACAGCTTCGAGCACAAGAAAGCCTCTGCGGCCTCTACAGGGTCGGGGGTGTTGCCGTTGCCGTCCGGCTCGAATTTCAGCCCGGCGGCGTAGCGCTCCACCTGTTCGGCGGTATAGAAGCGGCTCGCCAGATCGTGACGCTGGAGGGCGTCGTAGTGGGTGCAAACCTCGTTGAAGATAATTCGCTCGTTGGTCATGGTGTAAAACCTCCTGTATTCAGTTCTCAAAATTCCCGGCGTTGTGCCGGTGATGGGGCGGGGTCGCTTTGTCCGGTGCGGCCCTGCTGAGGTATCCGGGTCAATGATGTCTCTTCTTCATCCGCTCAACGGTTGCGGATGCTTCGCGGCGGGTGTCGCAATGGTAGCTTTCATAGACGATAAAGGCGGGCATTGTTACACCGGGGCAGCCGGTCGGGTTGGACTCTCCGCCCTTGTGGACACATCCGGCGGAAACTGTGAAACCGCCGCGGCTGGAGGGCGTGATTCTGTACTCCATGCAGTACGCTCCTTTCTGTCAGTCCTCTTCATCGGGGCAGCAGCTCCAAAGGACATCGGCAAAATAGTCATCTTCGAAATCGTCCGGCGTTCCGTTGCTGTCCATGATGAGGGTGCAGCGCTGGCCTACGGTGGGCAGGTCGTCGCGCTGGCTGATCTCTGCAAGGGCGTCGGCGCAGATGATCCAGCGCTCGCCGCCGTCGTCAGTGATCCAGTAAACCAGATCGCCGTCGCTGGGAAAAATCCGCTCGACGGCAGCACCGGCGACGTACCGGCCAAACGCGCCGGGGGTGCGGTTGATGTTGGTGGCGTTGGCTTTCGGGGCGGAGCCTGCCAGCATAGCGGCAGACAGCGCAAGCGCAGCAGCGGTGGCGGTGATTTTCTTCATGGTTCGTTCTCCCTTCGTTGCTTTGATTTTTCCCGGCGGGCTGCCGGGGTAGTGGAGCTGGGCCGCTTTGGTAGAGCGGTGCGACCCTGCAAGGGTATCCGCTTGACTATCACCCCCTGTCTGTGGTAAACTGGCTACAAGATGAGGACTTGCTAAATCACATCTTGCAGCCTGTCACCTGCTCAGCGGGTGGCGGGCTTTTTCTTTGCCCACCGCACCAGCAGGGCGGTCCAAATGGCGCGCTTGGTGGATTCGGGAAGTTCAAAAAACTTTGCGCTCATGTGTGCTTTTCTCCTTTCGCAGACTCGCAACCGCTTCGGCTGTCTGCCGTGGCGCTTGCTGTGGCATAATCTTAGCATGAGCATATGTGATTGTCAAGCATGAGCTTATGCAATCTACTTTTTGCACAAAACGCATAGGCTCATTCTGTGCAAAATTGACATGGACTCATGCCGCCGCATTATGTATAATTATCTTGATATAACGTGAAGGGAGAAAATGAAAATGCCATTAAACGCAAAAAAAGCCGCGACAAACGCGGCGCACATGGCAAAACTGGACATGATAAGACTTCAGCCATACAAGGCAGAAGGTGCGGCGATCCGCGCCGCCGCTTCTGCTGCCGGGCAGAGCCTGCAAGGCTACGTTTTGCAGGCCGTCCGGGAACGGATGACGGCAGAGGGCCAGCCGCTCACGCTGGAGCCGGAGACGAAAAGCGGGGAAGAAGGGGGACTATAGGGGGTTACTGGGGAGAGCTATAGCCTACTAGGTTAAAGCCCTACACCTGCTTCTCAATCCCGTTAGGTGGAGAGTATATCCCCCTTCCGGCACGGCGAAAAGTACCGCCCCGCTACCCCGTGAAAAGCACCCCGGCGGCATTCCGTGAAACGTGGAGCTGTGGAGCAGATCGCCGCCAGCGTCGCCCACACTGGATGACCCCGCCGCCGCTGAGAAGAGAGAACAGCGGCAGACAGCAAAACAGGCAGAGCAGGCCACACGGCCCGCCCTGCCTGTTTTCTTTTTCTTCCGGCTTCGCCAGCAGCGCCCCGCCAACGATGCCGCCCCGCCTTCGCTGTGCTGGATTATCCCGCCGCGCTGCGGATCGGTTCGCCCTGGGAAGACCTCAGCGCCGCCCCGATGAGGACGCAGCCCGCCAGATGAGGCGGCAGACAGCGCCCCGCCGCCGCGCCTGATCTCCGGCTCCGATGCCCTGCACAGCAGCCAGCAGCAGCCCGCCGCCCTGCCCGCCACGACCGGAGCGGCCCGCCCGATGAGCACCCCGCGCCCGCGCGAGGTACTGTGAGCGCGCGCCCGCGTAATAGCGGGTCCAACAGCGCAAAAGTTTGCTAGTTTTTGAATCAAAAAATCCACTTCCGGCGGCTGGCCGGGAAAAAGGTGGGTGGGGATTAAAAATTAAATGATGCCAAAAACAAGAGGGATTTTTCACAATAATTTATCCATGAATTTGTTGAAATTTTACAAATTGCGGAAGTATGTTTGTATAAAGTGACGGAGAAAAAAAGTTGTTTTTTTGATATAATATACTATACAGAGGAACACATTAAGGAGAAGGGGCGTTGACAATGAATGCAATCGAACTGTCGAAGAATATCATTGCCTATGCTGCAATGAATGGATACCAAGTAACAAACCTGAAACTTCAAAAGACACTGTACTATGTACAGGGATACTATTTGGCGCGATTTGGAAAGCCACTTTTTGCTGATGAAATCGTAAACTGGGCTTATGGTCCAGTTGTGCCAGAGGCATATTTTAAGTTTTGCTCTTATGGTGCGGCACCGATTGAAGCGGAGGACATTCCAAACTATTTTGCGGGCTTGGGCTATGGAGAGTCTGGCTATATCTGCAAGGTGGTGAATGCTTGCCTATGCCGCACTGCAAGGCGGCTGGTGGAAAAAACTCATACGGAAGACCCGTGGTTGAACACATTCCGCAACCAGACGATTGATGTAATGAGCATCCGGGACTTCTTTAGCAAAAATGACCCACTCGGAATCAAGTAAGAGGATGAGATATGCCGAATAAAATTGTCGAAGATAAAATGACGAAACTTGTTGGACTTTTAGGCGACATGGCTGAAAAGGGATGCGTCGATGAGCTTGACTCTGGCCCAACAACTGACTTTGCCAAAGAGTGCTGGGAAAAGTTTTGCGACATATATGACAACCCGGATTTTCGGCATTCGTATTATACGATTTCATCCAGTCTGGAAAAGTATGATCCGGCGCAGCGAGACTCGCTACCAGTTTACTTGAGCAGTGCGATTGATTACGCGAAGACTCAAAATAGTGATGAATCTCGCAGAATAGCAAAATCTGTGCAAAAGCTGCTGGACCATGTAGAACTTGAGTGCCTTCGGATAAACCGAATGGACCAAGTGAAGCGAGATGCAGACCGAGCAGAAAGCATACAAAGTGAAGCTATAAAGCTGAATAAGACAACAGAGGAAACGGGAAAAAGGCTTGACGAGCGAGTAAATGGATTCCACGAGCAGTCTATCACGATTCTCGGTATTTTCTCCGCTGTGGTTATAGGCTTTATGTCGGGGCTTTCAATGTTCACAGCTGGCTTTAATCAGTTAAGCGAAGTTAATGTTTACATCATTACGTTTTACTCGGTAATCGTAGGAACTATCCTGTTCGACATTCTCTTTATGCTGATTTTCTTTATTGCAAAAATATCTGGACATTCAGTTGCGAGAGAAGCTAAAGAAAGCAAGTGGTGGATAGTAACGACATGGAGAAGATACCCATATGTTTACTGTTTCCACTTCTTTGCGCTTGTAGTTCTGGGCGTGACATTTTTCTTGAAACCAAAGGTGTAAACCAAAAGATGATACTCCATGATACCGATTTTGTGGTATAATTGGTACAGTGGATTTTAGACGAAGCCCTGCGGCAGCGATGCCGTGGGGCTTTTTTCATACCTATGTGCCGGTGGCGGTACAGAATAGATGCTCTGTCGGGTTTGCCCGGCGGGGCATTTTTTGTTGGAGGAACAGGATGCCAAGGCGGAGCGACAAAAGAGATGCCGCCCGCGAGGCGTATTTGAGCCGACGGCGGGACGGCGAGGAGGTAAACCTGCAAAGGCTGGCAGAAGAGCTGGGAGTTAAGTACGATACCCTGCGCCGCTGGAAGTCTGCCGACAAGTGGGATGAGGCGCAGCCGCCGCCCAAGCGGACGAGGGGCGGGCAGCCCAAGAACAAAAACGCTGTGGGCAACACCGGCGGCGCACCGCCCCGAAACCAGAATGCACGGACGCATGGCGGCTATTCCGCGGTCTTCTTTGACCAGTTGACGGACGATGAGCTGTTCATCATGGAGAAAACTCCGAAGTCTGCAGTCAAGGCGCTGCAGGAAGAGCTGGGGCTTTTGAAGGTTCAGGAAAAGAGGATACTCGACCAAATCATTTTGTTAGAGGACTCTGACCCGGAGGAACTGTACACCAGCACGTTGCTGGATATGCGGGTCCCCGGCAAAGTCGAGGGCGAGAAGCGGGACGGCGCACAGCAGAACATGGGAATGTACTCCAAGGAGTCAGCATTTACCCGCAAAATGCACCTGCAGGAAGCCCTAAACAAATCCATAAAGTCCTCAGCAAGGAGGTCTTGGTCCCCTTGTATGAGCCAAGCATGATTTGTGATAATGGTGCAAGCCGCACCGGGAAAGGTCTGCATTGGCAGTACAAGCGCATCAAGCAGCAGCTGGCACGGCATTACCGCAAGTATGGCCGTGAGGGCGGCGTTTTGCTGCTCGATCTGAAGAAGTTCTTCCCTTATGCACCGCGAAATCTTATCTTTCAGCGGCACCGGCAGCTTATCTTGAACGATGACCTCCGGTGGCTGGCCGATGCTGTTATCCAGAGTGCGCCAGAAACCATTCCGGGACGAGGGATGCCCCTTGGGGTAGAGCCGAGTCAGCAGGAGATGGTGGCGTTGCCGAGCGCAGTTGACAACTGGATTAAATGCCAGTTGGGCATTAAAGCCGCTGGGCACTACATGGATGACTACTACATCATTCTGCCGGATCTGGATGAGCTGAAAAAGCTGGGGCATGAAATTGTACATCGTTTTGAAGCGCTGGGTATTCCGGTAAACCGCAAGAAGTGTAAGGTTATCCCTCTGACAAAACCCTTTAGGTGGTGTAAAGCTCGATTCACGCTGACGGAGACCGGGAGAATCAGGGCCAATGGAAGTCGTGATGGTGTGAAACGCGCCCGGCGAAAGCTCAAGCTGTTTCATAGGGAATGGCTGGAGGGCAAACGCACGCTACAAGAGGTCGCACAGTACATGGAATGCCAGACGGCTTATTATCGCAACTACAATGACCACGGGCGGCTGCTGCGCCTGCGGCGGCTTTGCTATGCAATTTTTGGAGGTAAAGTACCGTGTACAAAATCGTCAAAGCCAGTGATGGCACCGTCCTTGCCTTGACCGAGGACGTGACCTACATCAAAAAAGCCGACAACGGCTGTTATATCCTCTGCCCGGAGCCTGATGCACCGGGCATTTCTTATGCCAGCACTCCGTACCACCTGTTTGGTCGGAAGCCTCTGGATGATGCAGAGAGCGTCATTCTGGAGCCGACCGACATTGGTGGCTGGATTATGGAGGCGAAAGCTGCCATCGAGGATGCCGACGAGATGAACGTGGGTCAGGCGTATCGCCTGACCCTTCTGGAGCTGAATGTCTCCGATACGGATGACGCTGAGAATGCCTGATAGGAGGAAAATGCAATGAATAAAGCAACGGAACTGGTTTTGTACCGTACCTGTCTGCGTATGATCGAACGCGGCAGCACCGATGGTCTGGCAGAGAAAATTGACGTTTTCTATGCTGCGGGCAAGCTGACCGATAAGCATTACACCGAGCTGACCGACATGCTTAACGACAAGAAAGAGCAGGCTTAACTATGGAACATAAACGCTTCGTTGCCCGCCGCCGGGCGCGCTTCGACGGCATAGATGGAAAAGTGAATATTCCTTATGGAACCGCCCTGACCTGTCAGGACGGTTTTCTTACGCACGAAAACCAGCGTGTGTGTGCTGTTGGGAGCCAGAACGGCATGGACTACTTTGTGCAGGATGATGACAGTAACGGCACCCTGCGCGGGGAGCTGGTAGGACACATCCAGCGGAGCCTTGAGCGTCGGGATGCGGACTATCAGACCCGCTGGAACCGGGTTTGGGCATCGGCGCTCTGTCAGAAGTACCGCCGCCCGGAATCGGACGACTACTGGCTGTGGGCGAGGGCGTTCTTTGATGCGCCGATACTGGACTTGCAGGCTATCGCCACGCTGGTACGGTGAGAAAGGGGGACGTGATCGATGGCGATTGAAGCTTATTCGTTGGCGAGGGATGGAGAAAAACAGCTCTCCGCCAATTTCAAGGTGAGGGAGTTTTACTGCCGGGATGGCAGTGACCCCATCTTCGTGGATTCGGAACTGGTGCAGTGCTTGCAGAAAATCCGAAATCACTTCGGAAAGCCGGTACATATCACCAGCGGCTACCGCACCGCCGCCTACAACGCCCGCAAGGATGTTGGCGGGGCAAAGTTCAGTCAGCATCAATACGGAAAGGCGGCTGACATCTGGATCGATGGCGTGAGCGTTGATACGCTGGCGAACTACATCGACCAGTCCGTCTTGCTGAACACCGGCGGCATCGGGCGGTATTACAAAGATGCGGCCCATCCGAATCGCAAACAGTCGTTTGTCCATATCGATGTCCGCAAAGCGCGGAGTCGGTGGCTGGGCTGACCTAAAACAGGAGGAAGATATTATGGCTGAGATTCTGAAAGGTTTTTTGATGATTTTCCCTGAGTGGCTGGCGGCTATCTTTATGATTGCCGGTCTGTGCGTTGCCATGCTGGCGGCAGTGCGGCTGGGCTATGGTCTGGCCGTGGCGAAGACGGCCTACAAATGGATCGTCAATGCAGAGGAGAAGTTCGGGGCCGGCGCGGGAGCGGAAAAGAAAGCTCACGTTATTGCTGTTTTGCGCGGGTACACCCCGGACTGGCTGGACTGGATTATCAACGAGAAGACGCTGGACTGGATCGTGCAGATCGTCTTCAATCTGACCAAGAAGCGGCTTGAAGCGTACATGACAAAAAAATCCGTAGAAACCACCACTGTGGCCCGTTTCGGTAAGGCGGGGGAGGACAAGCGCAATGACTGACGAGGAACTGGAGCATCGCCTGACTGCGGTTGAAAACCGTGCGCAGAGCAACACACATCGGTTGGATGAGCTGGGAAAGCTGACCGATGCAGTGAACGGTATGAACACCAATATCAAGCTGACAATCCAGCAGCTCGAGACCACCAACCGAAGCCTTGAAATCGTGACGGCGCAGAACAAAAAGCAGGACGACCGACTGACTGCCTTAGAAAAAGCCCCCGGGGCTTTCGGCAATAAGCTCTGGTGGGCAGTAATTGCGGCGTTTATTTCTTTCCTTGTGGCCTATGAACTGACCGCGCTTCTACATTAAATAAAATCCCCCGTTGGCAATCCGAGAGGAAAGCTGACGGGGGATTTTTTATTTGTCTGAATAATTACAAAATGATTACAATTGTGCAGTGCGTCCGAAAAAGTACGGCTCGACCAGCCAAAAACGCTGTAGAGCGGCATAAATGCGAAAGTTCGTCTGTTGATGCGTCAGGTGAACCATAAATCCAACGATTTCACGTTAGAAATCGTTGGATTTTTTTTGTTTGTGGACTGACCTCATTTAGCTTTGACCACAATTTTGACCACAATGCCAAAGATTTTATCTGGTCAATCGCAGGGGTCGGTGGACTTTTTTGAACGCAACATCATCTGCTGCGATATGCGAGCCAGCGTTGATGCCAACGATTTGAAAAGCTGGCTCACGATAATTCGTGCCGTTCCGTCCAATTTTCAGGCCGAAAACGCCTCACTGAACAACTGGATCGCACTCTGCCGAATGGATTCCTGAACATGGAGATAATGCTCAGTCATTTCGGTATCGGCATGGCCTACGATGCTCTGGATGGTCTGAATATCCACGCCCAACGCCTGCATCTGCGACACATAGGTGTGGCGGCAGCTGTGCGGCGTGAGCAAGCGGACATCGCCCGCTTCTTCCAGAGATTTGCGGAACACATCCCGGAAATGGGTGGGATTGCAGGGCAAGCCGGTCTTGGGGCTTTCCCAGATGAACTGGTCGGTGGTATCCCGCAGCTTGATGGCGCACGGGCGAACATTCAGCGGCACCGGAATATCCCGGATACTGTCTTTGGATTTCGGACTGCCGATGCTGACTGTACCTTTTACGACCTTTACTGCCTGCCGGATGTGAATGACAGAGCCATCTTCTTCAATAAACTGCGGCTCCAAAGCCAGAAGTTCCTGCATTCTCATTCCAGTGCCGAGCAAAAGCCGGATGCTCAAGCCCATGCGGTCATCGGGGAGAACCTTCATTAAGTGGGCGACTTCCGCTGTGGTAAAGGCTTCCTTGCGCTTTGCGGTGCCGGATGCCCGCATCTTTTCAGCAAGCCGGACCGGGTTGCGGCGCACAAGGTCATTGGCTTCTGCCTTTTGAAAGATCTGGTAGAGCATCCCTCGTGCCTTGCTGATGTAAGAATCCGAGCGGCCATCGCGCCGCATAAGCCGCCGTAGAACGGATGATAGGTGGAAGCCGCTGAATACTCCCCATCGGGTTCAGAGCAAGGCTGGCACGGACAGCATCATCCACCCGACTCATTTCTTCCGGTGTGAGGTGTCCGAGGAATTTCAGAACCCTGCTCTTGTCTACGGTAAAAATCTGCTCTGCCTGAACGATGGATGGTAAATGTGCAAGGCAGTCAAGCAGATGCTCCCGATCTTCCAGTTCCTCTATCAAATCATCCGGGGTTTTCTCGGAAACCAGATTTGTTCCCTCGTAATCTTCGGAATCTAAAGAAAAAGCCGTATGATAGCGTGAACGCTCGTTGCTGGCGTGTTCCATGCGGCGGGAATCGTAGATAACCTCCGCAATCTCGGCAGAAACAGTAATATTGACACTTTCGCCAGTGACAAACTCGTAGTGAAGAATGCGAGAGCCCAT